TGTAGTTAGCAGCTTTAATAGTTCTACTGGCAGACAATTAGTACAACGCAAGACAGTGCTAGATTATGATGGCGCTAATAAAGTAGCTACTATTGATGATGTTTGGGACCCTAATGGTATTCCTACTACTTCGACAACATATTACCTAGAGCAGCCATATATAGATTCTAGAGCAACTATTAATTTTGCAGCAATAACTGTAGATTATGTTAGCTCTACTACTTATGGTAGAAGATTAGTTATAGGTGAAGACATAAATCTGCCTTCGGCGCTGCAAGCTATGCGCGATTGTGACGAACGATCAGATGTAACAGTTAGAACATCATCTGTTACTGTTACACCAGCCGCTGGAGCCGTGTATAAGTTTAGTAATACTGCTGGTGATATATTATGGCAAGGTACTGTTTTAAGCACTTTTGTATCTGATGTTTCTGGAAGTAGCAAGACTTATGTTACCTTTACAGATATAATTGGTAAGCTTACCAATTACTGGAAGTCTTGGAAAGTGTATCCTGAGGGTACTCTAGTACACTATGGAAACAACTTATATAAAGCAACTGGGTCTTATGTAGCTAACTCTACAGCACCTACGCATACATCTGGCACCGTAAACCAACTAGCATACCAGGGCTCTCTGAATCTCACAAAGGTGTCTGGTACGGGTGACTCCTCTCTAGCTCTATTTGTTGCTGGTAACCCCGTACAGTCTGTCAAAAATGGCAGAGTAGCTGGGGGATATAGTTTATATGACTGTGATGAAGTAGATTACTGGAGATACGTAGGTTGGGATGCGTGCGAGCAACGCTATGTTACTAAGTTTCAAGGTAATATATCTATAGATACATCTCAGCCTGTGTTTGAAAATACCAACGGCCTACTACAGCATTATGGTGGAATATTCAGATATAACGCGGGTCAATACTTCCTAGAAGTAGAGGCTGCTGCAGAAGCCATATCTGAGGATGATCCTGCGAACATAACAGAAGATAGCATTGTAGGTAAGATTAAAATAAACGATGAGGGTATTCGAGGGGCATTCAATTCTCTTGCAGTATCTTACGCCGATCCATCTAATAGGTATGAGTCGCGGACTATTAGCTTCTTTAATTCTGAGTACCTGAAAATAGATAGAAACGTTCCCAGAAAGGGTAACCTTTCTATTCCGGGCGTGACTAACTATTATAACGCTAGACTGCTCGCTGATAGTTATTTGAATAAGTCTAGATTTGGTACTAGCATTTCATTAACTCTGGTACCCAAGTGTTTAACTCTACTGCCGGGCAATGTGGTACAAATACAACAACCTAGGTATGGGTGGACGGATAAAAAATTCAGAATAACGAGCTTAGTAATATCAGAAGATTCACTTATTGATATTACTGCCAAAGAATACGATGCTAGTTTCTATTCTGCTAGTAATATTAGAAAGCAAAGTGGTAGTGGATTAGCTGGTTTGCCGGTAATCAATACTATAAGTGCTCCGAGTGCTTTAACAGCTACAGAATTTGATGATGCCGATGCAAGCGCAGCTACTATTGCTCTTAACTGGTCAAATAGTTCTGCTTCCAATGCAGCTACTACTTTAACTGAATTATATCACTTCAGCAATACAGCTACTGGAACTGGGGTAGCTACTAACGTTATAACTACTTCTGCGGCCCATGGATTTACTGTTGGAGACATTGTAGTTGCGTTTAATACTGGAAACGGGCTTACTGCCGGTAATATATACTATGTGTTAACTACGCCGCTTACAACAACCCTAACTTTAAGTACTAGTTCAGGAGGCCCTACTTTATCATTAACCAATGGTAGCGGACTTACGCTAGGGCTAGGGAAGCAGGAACTTCTAACTACTGTAAATTGCCCTGGGAATTCTTACAGTGACATTACTTATACAACTGCTCAGTTGAATAAGTACTATAGAATTAGGCACAAACAAGCAGTACAGCAAAATGGTGGTCCTACCGACCAGTACTCAGGCTATCATCCAACAAGTACAGCAGTATTAGGTTCTACTGTGGTAGTAGTATCAATACCATCCACAGGAGATATTGACTTAGGTACAGCAGACAACTCTCTACACTTATCGGGAACTAATACAGAGATATTAGCACACTTTGGGGCAGCCTCCCCAGCTACTGCACCAACTAAGGTGACTACATCAGGAACTCTAATATCTAGAGATTTTGAACAAAGATCTGGGGATAACACACTAAAGTGGTCTTCTAGTACTGGGCATACCCAATCTGGCTTAAATGATATTTTTGCTAATTTAACCAATCAGTTACCTACATCTGCAATAGCTTCGGACAGTGTGACTAATGCTACTACTGTATCGGGCACTACTGATCCGGGGGCAGCAAAAAGAGTAACCTACAGACTTGGTGGTGCTTCTGATGTAACAATTCAGGCAACATGCACTATTTCTGGTATATCTGACACAGATACTTTTGGTAATTTTACCTACACCGTTTATGAGAGGTATTCCTCTAGCGGGGATTTCTCCTCTTCTAGTTGGAGTTCTATAGGCACAGATACTATAGTTAGAGGCACTGATTATACTGTTGGTACAATATATGTACCGGTATGGAATGGAGGCGATGGAATCTATGAGTCCCAAGAAGTATATAGTGTAGCATCAACAGACATATCTATATCTGTAGGTTCAGCTTCTAAAGCGGCGGGATACTACCAATATGCAGTAGTAGGCCCCACAACGGTTCCTTGGGGCTTTGAAGCTTACTCCTCTACTATAACGGCCACGGACGTTGATACAATCCCTAGCTATATCTTATCGGGTAATGGAGTGGACTCAGTCAACTTTATACACCCCATAGGTGTTTATAGTAATATTAAAGGAGTTGCATTAGGCGGCGTAATTTCGTATACCGCAGATATGGCAGTTTTAAGCACTGTAGATGGCCTTCCAAGAACTGCCAGAAATTTCAGCGCATATGATCTTGGGGTAACACTCACCGGTGCTACTGATACAGTTAGTACAGTAAGCGCTCATGGGTTAACAGTGAACCAAAAAGTAGTAGCTACTGCTAATGCGGCCGGGTTTACTATAGTAGCTGGAACTTCATATTGGGTAAAAACAGTTCCTAGTGATACTACATTTACCTTATCAAGTACTCCTGGAGGCTCAACTTTAGACCTAGCCGCTGACGATACTACTACATTTACCATTTGTATAAATGATTTAAATCTAGGTATATCTGGTATAGGTGGGTTAGACACCGGAACTAAAGCTAATAGTACTTGGTATTATATATGGCTTATTTCTAATGGAGTAGTAGATAGGCTCTTGGGCTCTCTTAGCAGCTCTACACCTACAATGCCTTCTGGGTTTTCCTATAAGAAATTAATAGGGGCCTGTAGAACTAGTTCAGCAGGTAATGTTCTTAGTTATAGACAAACCAATGATATCGTAAAATTTACCCGTGATACCTCGGCGTCATCTGTGTACGATGGTATACAGACAATAATTAGTACCACTACAAACAATACTAATATAAGTAATGATAGCTGGAACCCTTCTGCGACTGTAGTAAGAGCAAACTCAGGGGCAAATAGCTTTGTCCCAATAGAAGCGCACACTATATGTGTAACAGCAGCATCTAGAGACACTAGTCACCTAGTACAAGTTGCCCCTAATAATAGTTACGATGGGTACCAAGGTACGATAACACCGCCTATAATAGCTCATCAGTTGGCTGTTGTAACAGGTGATTTAATATTAGAATCCGACAACATATATGTAGGCACTAGCAATACTTCGGCTAGGTTATACTGTGCGGGGTTCACTTTAAGTATGTAAGCCTAAGCTAGGCTAAGTTACGGGACAAATAAATGCTTGAATTTTTAAACGCAGAAATAGCCTTTGTTATTAGTATAATAACGGTAGTCGGGCTTATCTGGGGCCCCAAGGCTTGGCCCTCTTTTTACTCTTGGTTGGGTACGATATGGAAAGCCATATCGTACCCAATTAGGGGCACAGAAAGAAGAGTAGATGAGCTCAAAAAATTACAGGAAAACTTGTCTAAATCAGTTACAGACATATCTAAAAAGATAGATGATTTAGCCGAGCAATTCCAGCCTAATGGAGGTGCGAGTATTAAAGATAGCTTAAACAGAATTGAGTTTAAGCAAGCAAATAACGAAAATATGACTAACTTTATAATAAGTAGCCTAGAAGTACCAGTATTTAAAACAGATATACATGGTATGTATATTTGGGCTTCTAGAGCTTGCTGCACTTTAGCGGATAGAGATTTAGAGGACCTATTAAATTGGGGCTGGTTATCTTGCGTACACTCGGCAGATGTAGATAGAGTTAGACAAACATGGCGGGAAGCTGTAGAAGAAAGAAGAATATTTGAGTGTAAATTTAGGATGATTAGACCCGACGATCGTACTATCCTAGATATTTATGCTAAAGCTGCCCCCACCTTTTTTAACAATAAAATAGCTGGATGGGTAGGTTCCTGGGAGGTAATAAATGGCGGTTAAATATGACATTACAATAGATCAAGGTTCGGAATACGTTCTTAATCTAACTCTATCCCAAAATGGAATAGGATTAGCTCTAGCGGGCTATGCTGTTAGGGGGCAAATCAGGCCTACTATAGCCTCGTCAACTCTATCCGCGACATTTACTGGAACTACTATTGACGCTGGCTTAGGCCAATTTAGGATAAGTTTGTCTGCCTCAACTACAACAACAATTGTTCCAGGGCAGTATTTTTACGACGTAGAGTTGTATAATGGGAATACAATTACCAGATTAATGGAAGGAAAGGTTTTAGTTAGGCCGGAGGTAACAAGATGAGCGGTAATGTATTTTTAACTCTAGAGCCAGTTATAGCAGGGGTTGGTTCTCCCGGCATACTATTAGAGGTACAGTCAGGTGTTGGTACTGGGCCTACTGGGCCTACTGGGCCTACTGGGCCTACTGGACCTGCGGGAGCTGCCTCTACTGTGCCAGGGCCTACTGGGCCTACTGGACCTACTGGACCTGCCGGGCCTACTGGACCTGCGGGAGCTGACTCTACTGTACCAGGGCCTACTGGACCTACTGGACCTACTGGCCCCGCTGGGCCCGCTGGACCTACCGGGCCTGCTTCTACTGTCCCAGGGCCTACTGGACCTACTGGACCTACTGGGCCTGCTGGACCTACTGGACCTGCGGGAGCTGACTCTACTGTACCAGGGCCTACTGGGCCTACCGGGCCTGCTTCTACCGTCCCAGGACCTACTGGGCCTACTGGGCCTACTGGGCCTGCAGGAGCCGATTCTACTATTCCAGGACCTACTGGCCCTACTGGCCCTACTGGGCCTACTGGGCCTGCAGGAGCCGATTCTACTGTTCCAGGACCTACTGGCCCTACTGGCCCTGCGGGGGCCGATTCTACTGTTCCAGGACCTACTGGACCTACCGGACCTACCGGACCTACCGGACCTACCGGACCTACCGGACCTACCGGAGCCGATTCTACTGTTCCAGGACCTACCGGACCTACCGGGCCTACCGGGCCTACTGGAGCCGATTCTACTGTTCCAGGGCCTACTGGGCCTACGGGGCCTACTGGGCCTACTGGACCTACCGGACCTACAGGGGCCACATTTACTGGTGGCGACTTATCTAGTGCGTTAGGTTTCACCGCGGGCACGCTAGCCGCGCCCGGCCTCTACGTTTCCGGCGACACCAACACCGGGCTGGCGCAGCTTTCCGGCGCGGACACGCTCGCCTTTGTGGTGGGTGGGGTGTCGAAGGTTGCGGTCACTGCGGCTAGCGTTGACATCATTCCTGCCTCGTCAAACTCTATGAATTTCTCCTCGGGGGGTGTTCGCATCGGGACTAGCCACAGCTTTGGCTGGTCAACCACGGCGGGCGGCAGCGGCGGGTCATGGGGCGCAGACTTTCGGCAGGCGACCGCCAACGTCGTAACGCTCCACACCAACAACGTCGAACGCTGGCGTGTGGACGCAGCTGGCCAGACCACCATCGCGGGCGGCACCATCACGACCAATGTGCCCGTCCTTCTGGTAACGAACACTTGGAATAGCAGCGCCGTCAACTTCGAGGGCGGTCTGCGGGTGGATATCACCGACACGGCGTCGGGGGCAGCCTCTGCCATAGCGACCTTCCGTACTGGTGGATCGACGCGCTCATACATTCACAAGTCGGGCGACTACTTTATCGCCAACTCGAACTGGCGGATGGGGCGCGGGCCGACCGCCGAGACCACCAACCTCGTAATGGGCAACCGGTGCAACGAGCTTTCGACCGGCACCGGCGGCTACAACGTCAGCATCGGCTGGGAAGCCGGTCAGCGGATAGACGGTTCAGGTGCAAACAACCTCTACCTCGGCGTTCGCACCGGTAAAGGTACGGGCTCCGGCGCCGCCGCCACCGGCACTGCCAACACGACCGCCGGGATGCCTGCGAATGGCGACACTGTCACCATCAACGGCAAGGTCTACACTTACCAGACCACGCTGACGAATGTGGACGGCAACGTCCTGATCGGTGCGTCGGCCAACACTGCGGCAGCCAATCTTTCTGCCGCCATCAACCTCGGTGCGACGGCTGGAACCAACTACGCCGCTGCTATGACGCTGCATCCGACCGTCAGCGCGACCGTGTCCACCACGACCGTCACCCTGACGGCCAAGACGGCAGGGACGGCGGGTAACTCGCTAACGCTGGCCAAGTCGGGAGCAAACATCGCCATCTCGGGCGCGGCGCTGACTGGTGGCACTGCTATCCAGAACGGCACCTACAACTCGGCCCTCGGCTCGGACGCGATGAATTATACGCGTAGCGCCAGTCAGAACATGGCCATCGGGGGCTTTGCGCTCCAAAACAACCTGAGCGGCAACGGGAACCTCGCCATCGGGTATAGTTCGATGTTGGCGTGTCTGGGTGACAGCAACGTCGCCCTTGGTGGCTTCACCCTCTGCAACGCCGACAACGCCGCCGTCGAAAAGAACGTCGCCATCGGGCGCTCAGCCATGCAGGGCACTCTCGGCTCTTCCACTGGGTACGAGAACGTCGCCGTCGGCTTTGAGGCTTTGAAGGCCTTCACCACCGGCATCCGCAACACGATGATCGGCACGAACGCAGGCGATGTAACCACGACCGGCAGCCGGAACATCTGCATCGGCTATAACACCGACGCCCCCAGCGCGACGTCGAACGACACGCTGAACATCGGCAATCTGATCAAGGGCGATCTGTCGGGGGCCATCATCACGACCTGCGGCGCGGTCCTGCCCGACGCGGACGGCACGCGCAACATCGGCAGCGGCGCGCTGCGGTACAACACGATCTACGCCACGACGGGAGCCATCAACACCTCTGACGAGCGCCACAAGGTCATCCGCGAAGGTGGTGGCCTCAATGCTGCTGAGCTTAGGGCGTGGGGCAATGTCCGCGCCATCATCTATCAGGACGCCCACTCGGTCGCCGAGTGGGGCGCAAACGCCGCTCGCTTCCATGCCGGTTACGGCTGGGATGCCATTAAGCGAGCGTTTGCCGCCGAGGGGCTCGACGCTGCTCGCTACGGCCTGTGGTGCGCCGACCCTGTTCTGGAGCCGCGGACTATTGTCGAGACCCGCCAGCGGCCTGTGCTTGATGAAGATGGACAGCCGGTGTTCGAGCTCCGTCCGTTGATCCTGGCAGACGGCACGCCAGCCATGATGGACGAGCGTTCGGTGGTTATCGACATGGTTCCGACCGAGGTTCCGGTCATGGAGGAGTTCGAGGATACCTGTCTGGAGGTGAAGGTCATCGACGGCCAGACGGTGGCGGTCGTTCGTAGCCGAACGGCCCGGCGCGAAGTGACCGACACGATCCCCGTTCTGGATGCCGAGGGCCAACCCGTCATGGCCTCCAACCCGGTGCTCGGGGAGGACGGCGCCCCTGTTCTCGATGAGAACGGAGCCCTGCTGATGACGACCTCTCCGATGGAGATCGCCATCCCCCGGGTGGAGACGGTCGAGATGCCTGTCGAACGCGAAGTCTTCACTTCCGTTCCGCGCATGCAGCAAGTCGCCTTGATGGAGGACTACGAGCACGAGGTGACCGAACTGGTCCCGACCGGCGAGGTCAAGGGTGCCCTGCGCTACTCGGAGTGTGCGGTGATGGAGGCTGCTTGGTTGCGGCATCAACTCACCTCCCTAACAGCTAGAGTAGTAGCGCTAGAAAATGGTGGGGCTTAAGTAGGTAGCCCAGGAAGTGTGAGCAGGAAATAATTTTCCTGCTCCTATTTCATAGGAGTAACATGGAAAATGATGATACACCAGCAGAAAGTGGTTGGGCATATAGAAGATGGAATACCTTTATAACAAAAATAGCTATTTATATACTGCTTGTAGGTATAGTAATAGCTATGGGATTAACTAATCAGCCACTAATGTGGGTGGCTATTGTACTGATCATTTATGGTATGGTAACTGATGGCCTATACATGGGAGGGGCATCTGTGTTAGATTACGCAGAAATAGCAAAAGGCCTCAGCGGTCTTAGAAAGAAATCAACAGATGAATAATTATATGTGGCTTAAAGAATTAGAATTGCCTAAGATAGTAACTGAAGGACTAAAACTGTATGGTACTAAAGAAGCTCCAGGAACAGTTAACAATGCTACCATTTTAAAATGGGCTAAGGAATTAGGTCTAGCCAATACTTACTCAGCGGACTCTATTCCTTGGTGTGGGCTATATGTGGCTTATGTAGTACATAAGAGTGGAAGGTCTCCAATTAAGGACCCACTATGGGCACGTAATTGGGCAAAGTGGGGGATACAAGCTACTACCCCATCCCTCGGAGACGTGCTAGTATTTGTACGAGATGGCGGTGGGCACGTAGGTATTTACATAGCGGAAGATGCTACTGCATATCATGTCCTTGGGGGCAATCAGTCGGACGCAGTAACTATTACTAGAATCGCTAAGAATAGGTGTATCGCTGTTAGAAGCCCAGAATATAATAACAGGCCTGCAAGTGCTAAACCATATTTTGTTAAGGGGGCGGGGACTCTGTCCACGAATGAAGCTTGAAATACGTATTATATGGAATATTAGCTATTATAATGGTAGTAGGCACCATGACAGCTACCAGCTTTCTTGGTGACCCTTTCGGTATCCAAGAACGACGAACGGAAGAAGCAATATCTGAAGCTTTTAAAGCTAAAGGGGACGCCGCTACTTCTAATGCTCAAGCTGGTGTTGGTATAGATTGGGCGGCCATAGCCGCGGGGGCGTCTACTAGAGACGCGAAAATAAGTTCTACTAGGAGTGCTAATGCTACCTCATTACAAAAATCTCAAGGGGCTGACGCTCGTATTGACGATTCTCTTATCAACTCCGTTAATCGCGGCTTGTGCAACTACAAGTCCACAGATTGTCCTAGCGGCGGTTGAGTGTGCTCCCTATATTCCTCCAGAATACAGGAAACAGATTATAGGGGCACAACCTCTACCAAAAGGAGCAACAGTAGGCCTTCTAGCTGATAGACTCGATGAGCAAACAGCTAATTTGGACAGATCGCAGGGAAGAACCTCGGATGTTATTGGACTGGTTGATACTTGTGACAAGAGAAACAAAGAAATACTTAAAGAAGCTTTTCCAGATAAACCCTGGTACAAGTTCTGGTAATAAAAAGCCCCTGAGAGCAATCTCAGGGGCTTTTGGTTCACCAAGATAAGTATTCTTCTAGTTGATTATACCCACCAATATAGTGAGTAACACCATCTTTTAGTACCTGTATCTGAGGCACAGTCTTAGCAGAAGGAAAGAGCTCCCTGAACTCTTCCAAAGTTATTCCTTCGCCTATCTTTGTGTATACATAACTTAAACCAGTCTTAGACAATAGTGCTACTGCTTTAGTACAATATGGGCAATTATCTTTTCCAAATACATTAAACAGCACAGCCATCTGCTCCACAAGCTACTTGATCATTAAGGTTAGTATGGTCTTCAACCTCCAACACTTGACTCAAGTCAATATTGTGCAGGAATTTACTAAGTCTGTTGAACTCTTCTTCCGTACAGTCTTCAAATGGAGCCTGTACGTAGCTTCCTCCATCATATGGAAGAACAGAAATACCAGTATATATGCTTCTATTGCGCCACATCCATTGACCAACTGGAACCCATTCATCTTCTTTGACCGAAATAGTGCAAGAAACATTGTGGAAATTTTTACCGTATCTATGCCCAGGTTGTACCCACTCTTCGTTAAACTCAGCAACACGCTCTAGCGTGTCTATTGGGTTTTCTGTGCGTAAAATGGCTCCAACTGGTGCTCTTTGGGGAAAGGACATAACTGCCTCTAAGTGAGGTTTAAAGGCACAGTCTTCAATTAGCTCGGGGAAGTTAGTAATCATGTATTCATACATAGCCTCATTCTTCCCAACGCGCATTCTGCGAATGTAGAAATCATTATGCCAGGCATGAACTCCACTAGAAGAACCAACTACTAGAGAGCTAGTACCGCTTGGTTTAATAGTGGTAGTACGCGCAGCCTCGTTAATGCCAATCAGGGCAGCAACACGAGAGTTCTCCGTCACTACTACTTCGGCGGCTTCAGTAAGGTCTAGCCGTAATACTGTTCCAGAACCAATACCTGTCTGTCCAACACCGATAAGAGCTTCCTTCTCAGTGATATCGGCCCACTCAGGCCTCAAGTAGTGGAAATCAGTATAGCCAGCTTGCAATGTTCCTAGGAACGACGCGGCCTTAGCACGCTCGTTGAGGTCGCTTTGATCTTCAACGTCAGAGACATTGATCTCAGTAAGATTACATTGGTACGTTAGAACATTGCTAAACACGCCCATACCTCTTAGAGGCTCTGTGAAGCAAAATGTATCGTGTAGCCCAGGTAACTTAGTTACTGATCGTACGTTTTGGTTTTTGCCCTTTGCCACCCCCTCTGTGTTATTATTACATAACACTCTATGACAGGGTATTTCGTCAGTTTTAGTAATTTGAATATACCACATGTCTTCACTACGAGTGCCTTTGTTGGTAACTGTGCCTTTCTTGCTCATTAAATTAACAGAACTTCTAATACCAAACCTAGACAGTACCAACTGTAGGCCACGTGCTCTATCTTCTCTAGAAAGATATAGTCTCAGACCTTTTCCAGCGTTAGATCCATCAGCGTCTATCCAACCAGCCATAAATTTAAGAAAAGAATCTTTAGTATACCTAGTTAAGTTAAATATACTATCCGTATCATTTCTTAAACTAATTAATTCAGTTGGCGATAGCTCAGTCAATACTCTTATTGTAGGAACATTATATCCTTCAGGAGTTCGCTCATTACCTCGCGCACCCTCAACGGGGCATTTCATTTTTTCACCGAATAAATCAATAACTACTTTATCTCTATGAACACATCCGTCTCCTAGGGCAAATCCCATAGTATATGCGTTTTCCATAACTTTTCCGGACTCATTAGTGTCTGTAATTTTATATGGTTCAGCATGTACCGGATAATTGCCTAGTAAAAGGTCCTTTGCTTCTACTTTACGATATGTTTTTTCAAATCTATTTCTAATAGAGAATTTATGATCTTCAGTACAATCTAAATAAGACCCATCGCTCATTTGCACTCTTACAAGAGGTACTTGTGATCTAGTGTTTTGGATTAATACTTTAGACCAAACTTCCCCGTTAAATATCTCTACTTCTTGTCCTAGTAGAGATTGTATTTCAAATATACCTTCCTTGGTAATTAACTTAGTATCCCCAGAAACACACATCTGGCAGTCATTGAGACTAATTTCAGCACATGGATTAGTCCCCATGTCGCGATCGTTAGTCCAGAAAATGCCAGGCTCTCCAGCCCCAGACAGTTGAATCTTCTTCCAAACCGCAAGAAACTGGTCAATCGTAGTGGTATCTCGTAGAAGCACTACTGAGTTATTAGCGCGACCACGCTGCGGATTGGCGATATACCAATCTCCGGACTTAGCATGGAGCATGTCCATATCGTCATAGTCAAACAGAGAAATAAGGGCTGCACGGCGAATACCCCCACTAAGGACGGCGTCAGCAATATAGCACAAAATATCATGTACTTCAATAGGAGTTAGTTTACGACCAACTGCCCCATTAAGAACGCTACGAACGTGCTCAATACAAAGGCGAAGCGGCTCGGGCCCCGGAGCCTTACCTCCACTAGTAATTAGTCTGGCACCCTTGCGCCTAATGTCACTATAGTCAAATAATGGGTCGCTTTTTCCCTGGAAGTACGCTTTAAAGAGCACTTTAATAGCGTCAGCCCAGCCTTCAATACTATCACCTACTAGGAAGCGTCGTGTGCGCGCCTTGACTCCCTGAACAATTGGAAGCTGCGACACATGGTGCCTCTGAACACTGTATCCTAGCCCAGTTCCACCGAGCAGAAGGAACATGGCCTCGCTAAATACAGCGGGGTCTCTAGCAGCCATATAAGCGCAGTTAAAAATACGATTGTTGGCTAGCTCAATAGGAACACCACCAAATTGCAGCGAGCGCATTGAAGGAAGAACCTTTTTAGGCTCAACAAACCGCTCGTAAACAAAAGCAATCTCAGTTTCTAGATCGGGGTACTTTCTAGTATGCATTGCTTTGTTACGATCGCAGATTTCTTTCCAAGTCTCTCTGCGGCCTAACTCAGGTAAGTATTTGGCATATTTGTTAAAAATAGTGATATCAGAGAGAATCTCAGACGCTACGTTTCTCATTTAGTCTCCACTCTAGGTCTAATACATTAGACGCGCCTATGGCTTCTTCGCAATAGGTTATTAAATCCATTAATTCATAATTAAGCATAAGACGTTCCTTATGCTCATTTAAGCTCTGTATATATTTGTACTTGCTGTCAATGGGGCAAGCCTCATAAATATCAAAGGCATCACCATAGGTCTCAATAAGAGACACAGCCTTTTTAGGCCCCACACCGGGAATACCTGGAATGTTATCTCCGGTATCCCCTGTTAAACACTTGTATGAGATATAGTTGTCTTGGGATACATCATAAGGCCAAGTATCTATGGTGATTTCTTTACGCGTAACATAAGAAAAGCGGCTAACTCCGTCACGAACTAGCAAGTCCCAGTCCCGGTCAGAACTGATAAGCCAAATCTGTTCCATATTGTAACGCTTTCTATAGCGAACAATATAAGCGGCTAAGTCATCGGCCTCAACACCCTTATAGCGGTACACTTCGTAGCGCTGAGCCAGTAAGTCTAGAGTGGCCTCATACTCATTAAAGAAAGCCTCAAAAGCTTCTTTCTCTTCTTTAGTTTGGTCCTCAAAAGTTCTGTTACGCTTATACTCTGGAAACAAATCACGGCGGAAACTGCTGCTGCCCTGGTCGGCAACGATTATAACTCGACCAGCCTTATAAGACTTAGCCAGAGATTGTACCGTTTGTAAGTACTTCTCCTTGAAGTATAAATCACCTGAATGTTTCCAGCGGAACGCAAGATTGAGGGCGTCCACTATCATTATGTGGGAATCTATCCTTGTGTCTTCAAAATTAGCCAAAATCTACACCCTCTTCCTTAAGCCAATCCTCAGCTAACATAGTATAGCAGTTTAGCCAGGAAATGTAAAGATATTTTTTAAGCTTTTCAGGTTTTAATTCAGTGCATACAAATACCTTTGACCTATTGTATTTGAAAAATAGGAGAGGTTCCTGCTTAGCGTTAAATGCCTGATTCTTAATCTTTAACCACCATCGTACCAGATTATTAGTCTTTTCCTGGGTAAACAACTTGTCAGTTAGAGGGGACTCTTCGTAATTCTTAACTTCTATACAAAAGCGATTCTTCATGTTAGGTACGTACAAATCGCCCTTCAAATACTCTAGTGCCCCGGACAGCGGGACTCGCTCAAACTGCAAACCTGTTGCAGACCTAAGCAAGTCCCTAACCGTGTACTCTCCTCTAGCTCCTTTAGCTCTTGAATCTACCATATTACCTTTCTAACCTACTTACTCTATCTTCGGACTTAATCACTTCTAGCTTATCTAGCAGAGGGTGAGTCCACCCGTGAGATACTATAAATGTATTTAAGTCTTCTTTTAGAAGCACCTCTACTAGGCGCTCTTTGCCTGCATCATCAAGCACACTGATTACTTCGTCTAGAAATAACACATTAAGCTTATTCTTAGACATAGTGCTCATTAGCTTACGTATAGCGAGTAGAGTAGCAGTATTGACTCGTCCAAGTTCCCCTGTAGATAGCGCTAGAATGTCTACGGGTTTAGAGAAGTCTGTTATTTCTACATTTAATTTATCATTAGTAACCACGAACTCAATAGTAAATCTACCATCAGAAAGTTCAGCTAAATACTCATTTGCTTCATCTTCTAGGGTTTTTACCATGTTTTCTATTTTGTGTGCGATAAGCCCGTTAGTGCTAAAGGACTTCTTTAGTAGTTCTAAAATTGATAGATTGGATACTTCTTTGTCTAGCAGCGTGGCTGTCTCAACTAATTCAGCCTGAAACTTTTCGCCCTGTTCTTGAACAACTTGTACTCTAGTATTATGCTTTATTCGGCGGTTGTTCTCTTTGGTTAACTCCTCTACCTGAGCCTTAGCAGCTTCTAGGCGCAGACGAGTATTAGTTAGGCTTAGTTCTAAGTCTATTTTATCCAGTAACGAGTCGGGGAGGCTTTTATCAATTGAGCGGTAAAGTTCCTCCCATTGACGTTGAGTTTGTACTTTCTTATTGTACTGCTCATTGTTTAGCTTTATAGTAGCAACCTTAACCTCTAGCTCTGCCATGTCGGACTTAAGCTGTTCAAGTCTGCGAGTATCGTCAGCAATTAGCCCAGTCTTAAACTCTGGAGCTATGGGTTGCTCACAGGTAGGACATTGATCGCCTAGCTTTGCTAGCCTGTTAATACTGTTATTTAGAGACGAACTCTCCTGCTTTATAGCTCCGATAGCTGCTTGTTCCTCGTCATACGAAATTAATTCACTAGCCTCAATCGCAGATACTGCTTGCATATCAATAGAATTCAACGCAGATTTGTTATCGTTGTTGATCGAAATTTTTCGATTTCTTGTTGAGATATTTGCAAGTTCTTCTGAAAGTTTCTGAATAGCTATCTCGTCTTCGGTCGTCGAAATCTCTATTTTCACAGGGTCTAGTACTTGGGTAGTCTCCAATTTATTTGAGTCCAACCATTTTTGGATGGTCGATAGCTTAGACTCAACCTCAGCAACTCTAATGGAAGCGTCTTTAGCAGCCTCTTTGAACACATCAAACTTAGCTACGTATTCTTCTAGGTGTAGTAGGTCGATTAGAAACTTCTTACGATTTGTATCTGTAGCCGTAAGGAACTGAAGACTTGTATTAGTACTCTGGTAGAATATCTGAGAGAACGTCTTATAGTCCCAGCCTAAAAGATCGGAAAGATACTTGAATGTGTTAGTAGCCGTGTGACTAGATACATCTACTCCGCCCTCAAGCAACTTCACTTTTACTGTTGACTTTCTACTTATTTCTAGTACGTACTCCGTAGCACCCACTGAAAACTCTAGTAGTATCTCGTAGCTGTCTTTGGTAGTATGTCTATTTGGTATATCTGCCTTCTTGATACCTTTAGAGTTTTTGTTAAAGAGAGCTTCTTCAATTATAAGAGGTATAGAGGACTTTCCAGACCCATTTACCCCAATAATCTGAGTAATGGGAGAGGCATCAAGTTGTATGAAGTTATTCTTGCCGTAGCTAAAGCAATCACTCCATTCCACTCTTTTGAGCGTAATCATTATAAACTCCTATAATTGCATCTATTTTTTCAGGCGGTATTTCTACTATATAGGTTAAGTACTCCACCAACTCTTCTAGAATAGTCATATTCTTATCAAGAATTAGACTAGCTTCTGAGTTACGTTTGACTAGCTTTTTATCTAAAAGCTCCGACTCTCTAACTTGGGCTAATTCTACTGCATCGCCTTCAATTTCATAAATAGTATGATGAAACTCTGTGGGCAGCATATCTCGTTGATCAGATACTGTTTTTCTGATAAGTTGAGGTAAGTTAAAGTCATACCATTTCCAAGTATTATCATTCGTCTCTAGTATAATGTAGCCAGTATCCACCTCGTTTCTATGAAAAGAGGTAGTCATTGGACTACCGGGGTACACTATATTACGTTGTGTATTAGAGTGTGAGTGCAAGTCCCCGGCAAATACAACTGGAAATCTATCGAACAAGGCCAAATCTACTTCTGGCTTAACGTGCGGAGGAATCTCTCCTCTAACGTGTGTAAATAGAATTTTCTCTGGAAAGAAGTCTAGAGTCTTGTGCTTATGTAGCTCGCAGTATGGAAGAATTGAAAACTCGTCCATAATAACAGATTCATCCACCACAGTAACCAAAGAGTTAAATCTGCTAGTGGTTTCTTTTAGATTACTAAAGAAGGTTTTACCTTTCTTTGTAGCTTCATGGTTGCCATCAAAAATAAGGCATTTAACCGGAATAGCGGACACTAGATCGAAATATACTACTAGCTCTTCAATAGTGGGTACACGGTCAAATATATCCCCACCTAGGACTAGTAGGTCTACATTAGCGCAGGCATCAACAAGTTGTTCAATAAACATCTTGTATCTATTTTGAGCCCATACTAGAGGCACGTTTTTCTGTCTTAAATTTATATGTATATCAGCAGTAAATAGTATACGCAATGTTACTCCTCAAAAAATAATGGGGGCTTGCGCCCCCACCACCTTACTTAATGTTGAATTCCTCGTTGATTTCCTCATCGACGTTCTCAGCATCGTCTCCGCCACGACGAATCTTGTCTAGCAGATCCTTCTGCATATCTGGAGTAGGCTTAGGTAGAACCTCGTCCATAGACTTAATTCCAGCGATCAGAGCCTTTTCTTCTTCAGTAAGCTCTCGGGGCTTGCACTTAAGAACTTGCAGCGTGTACTCTACGTTGATAGGGCGCGGGCCAGTCTTAACCTTCTTGAAGCAGACGTCCCAGCCCGTGGTCGGATCAGTGGGATCACCTAGGTCCTCGGCTGCGATCATAATTTGCTCAAGCAGCTTTTTCTTAAGGTTAATTACTACAAGCTTATCTCCGTCAATGCACTGCATCGCGTAGGCCCAACCACACTTAAGGTCGGGGTAGTACTCCTTAACCCAATCTTTTTCCTGATTGGTAAACTTTTCGGACTCTCTATCAAACGCAAGGCATTCGAAAGGAATATCCTTGTTGTTCTCGCCCTTAACCCAGTACACGTAGCGAGCTAGAATATCTCCAACTAGACGTACCTTGTTGTCTCCTTCTTTGTAGGCGTACTGAGCCACCTTACCCTTAATAGCGCCGCCCTTTGAATTAGCGAATGCAATAGCCATATTTAGTTCTCCTCGTATAGGAATAGAATTCTATTCCCGTCTATTTTTAAAAGCCTGTTTTTTGCGATTGTATCTAACGATACGGGACATTTTCTAATATCTAATGAAGTGTCCCCGGTCATAATATACTCCGCGTAACTTCTGAGACCTGCCAGCATTATATACTGAGCGGCTTCTTGCAGGGAGCAACTGTGCCAATTCATTAGGAGCCCTTTAGGGTTAAGCATAAAGCCATCCCCACTAAAGTCTTTATCTTTATATAGTCTTCTGAGATCGAACTTGTTTCTAATCTTGCGACCGTAAACAAGCATATCAAAAATTGCTACAATTCTTGCGACCTTACGATCTGACGCCTGTAATATTTTATTCCAATCGTACAGAATAGTCATTATAGCAAAGTTTTTCCAAATTGTCAAGAATTATTTTTTACACGCTCAAGAAGTAGCGGATACGCTCCATCTTCTTTTAGAATTTCGATAATTTTTTGCGCGTAGTCCTTATCTTGTTCTAGTTCTTCAACGGCGTCGCAAATATCTCTGAAGTGAGACCTAAGAATAAGCCATGCCTTTTCCGCAATCTTCATATGCTCTTTTTGAGTGCCGTTGCCCATTCTTAGTCGGCAGTAGTGTATCCAAGAGCGAAGGGTGCCATGCATATACATGGTTGTGCTGGTCATGCCCTCGGGCAGAACCGCACGGGCTTGCTCTTTGGCGATACCCATTCCAAGGGCTGCTGTGTATGCATTTTGTGTAACTCGTTCCACAGCTGCCTGAACCATATCGAACCCCTCAATAACGTGAGTATCAGTGGTTTGTAGGCTGTTTTGGCGGTTTTTAGTATCCTGAAGTCTAGCCTCTCTACGTACGGGCTTACCTTCCGCAATAGCATAACGTTGACTAAACTCCTGAAACCTGAAGCTAGGGTGCCTAATGATTTGGCGACCTATGTCTCTAGTAGTAACAACTTCCATTGTAACGGAAACCATTTCTAGAGGACTCCAATGTCCTTCACGAATAAGAGTCTTTAAAAGTTTCTTAGCCGTAGTATGATTTTTCTGGTTGCCTGGGTTACTAACCCTAGCCGTATATGCAATCAATTCAGCAGGGGAACTAACCCCTGGAACGAATGATTGCGTCATTGATATTAGTTCTACACTCAAAACTGTTTTCCTCCAGCTAATCGTCTATTTTCAGGCCTGTGGTCCGCTCGGTTAGCGTTATATTCTAGCTTATCTACAATGGCTCCAGCTAGGTCAAGATCATATGCCCCACAAAAATCCGCTATACGAATAACGGCATCTGCTAGCTCTACCTCAACACCCGGCCTGTCGGGTAATTTATCGTCCATAAGATTTTTGCGAACAGCTTCCATAGCTTCAGATATTTCAGATACCATAAGCATAAGTAGCTCGCCCTTATTCCTATTTAACCTAGCCCCTGTGTTAATATCATGCCACCATCCACCTTCTACAGCAGCGTCGTGACACGTATCTACTAGAATGTCTATACCTTCCATGATGGCTAGAGTATCCCGCGAGTTAGTATTTAACTGTTCAATCAAATCCATATTGTCTCCATTTTATAGCCTTTTCTCATATAGTGCCCCATTCTAGCCATGGCCTGCCTTTCAGCAGTGTGTCCAGTTAGATTTATATCTACTATCACAGGATTTTTCTTATCTTTTAGTTCACGTACTACACGACCTATAAGCTGCTCTAGTAGGGGCTCGTTGTTAACAGGAGTGCCCAATACTAAACAACTAAAGGGACTGTGTGATATACCCTCAGAGAAAATACTTTGAATACCTCCAAGCATATTGTACTTTGTACCTACTTGAGAGATTAACAAGTCTCTCTCGTCTTTAACCTTACCAGTTACAGCAACTCCGTTAGGTCCAACTAACTTAACCACGTTCTCGATAAATTCCACTCTATCCGCTAGAGTTAGAACATTATGCCCTTGTACCGCGTACTTAGCTGAAATCATAGCCACTAAGTGCACATACTCTGGGTTAGACATTAGTTTGTTAACTCTAATAGCCCATGGACCAGACTGCTGAAATTGTATTTTAGTTTTATAAATGTGAACCACCGGAGTCATCCGGTTTTCTTCTGGAGGCACATATATCTTGTCCCCGAAGTAGTCTCTAAATACTACGTGCTTTCCATCTTTACGTCTAAGAGTCCCACTGAGCCCTATCTTGTACCTAGCGTAGCTTTTATCAATAATAGTACTGAAGGTAGGGCTGCTCGTGTGGTGCATTTCGTCCAGAAGGATAGTACCAAATTCCCTAGATATTTCAGGTATCTTCCTAGATAGCGTCTGAGTATTACCCACTGTCACAGGCTTACTAATATCAAAACTACCACTACCGATAATGCCAGGTTTAAACCCAAAGACTTTTTCACATTCTTTTACCCATTGATTTCTCAGTGGGACTGTGTGAGTTACTACCAAGGTCTTTTGCCCGAGCTTGCCAGCAATAGCCAAAGCAGTAAACGTGTTGTGAGTAACTATATAACTATCGGTTAAATATAGTTTGTCTTCTGAATCTATCTCTATACAAAAGCAATCATCATTCTCTATCTTTTCTATACTCTTTATAGGTATTTTACCTAATGAGTCCCACTTGCCTTCTTTAATTCTAGCTTTTTTTCTACCTACATAAAACAACTGGGTTTTTATACTCCAAGGTATTCTGGAAACTCTGCCTCTATAAGATACTCTTCCTAATCTACGCTCGTTATTGTGGGTATATTGAGTAGTTCTGCTAGATATTGTGATAGAGCCACCAATACTATAAACCAATTCAGCAAATGCATCCATTAGTTTTTTTGATGTAGAGCTAAACTCTATTTTTCCACTGATCTCTATATTGCCATCTGAGTCTAATAGCCCCTGTAGTAATTGTAGTTTGTTTTCTAAGGAATCAAACATATATTCTTCTGGTATAAATTTATCATGAGAACCAAGACCCATTAAACCTAAGCGCCTTAATTCATCTGTTATTAAATTTTTACCCTGCCTTGAGTCCGTTATCCTATAGTCGTATTTACTAGCATGGGTTATTGAGCATAGTTCTGGGAGTAACTCTTGCACTCTATTGATAATTTCTTCATCAGCAGATGAAACCATTACGGAGCCAGAAGTAATACCTCCATCACCTAATAAAATACCTAGTACATATGGGTGTATTATATGAGTTTTATGTGTGTCTGATATTGCTGAGGTTAAAGGTAGATATATCCTTTTCTCTTGAAGTAACCTATTTTCTTGTATAATTTGCTTTGTACTAAGAACTTCCATATTCTTTGATTTATTTTTGTATACGGACCAAAGATGGTCCTCACAACAATGAACTACTCTATCATCAAGCAAAGTAATTTCATATATCGGTTTATCTGTATGATTATACTTATTTAAAACGGTAGAAGTTTTATTGTTCGGAGTTATAACTAAATCGCCCGGAGCTATTTCATACATAGTCTTCCAACCCCCGGGTACCCTAATTAAAGAGTACCCAGGCTGTGCTTTGCCCCACGAAGGGTTAGCGTTAATCATGGCATTGCCTGAAATATCTTCGTAGACTTCTTTTTGGGACGCACGTAACTCATAACCAAACTTGGGAAAGTCTGTCGGCGCCAGGACTCTTTTGTCAACTATCTCGTAGCTTGGAGGTATTAGGTCTATCCTGCCAATAGGGATGGACATAAGCCCAGGCCTAATGACAGAATAGGTTCTAATAATCTCTGGGGGCAGTTCTTCCGTATAAGCAGGTATTTTATAGGTAAGAAGGTGTTCTAACTCTCTTTGATAAGAGTCAGTAACTTCTAGAAATATCCTATTTGATAGTACCGCTTTCATACTGCTCCTTGGCAATTAAGTAATTCTTAACTAGTCCGCTTCTGACAATATCCTGAATACCGAATTCAATCAAATCAAACTCGGGCATCGATTTAAGGATATCTAGAAACTTCTTCATTCCGTTCTTAGCTAGATCGGCTTGATTGAAGTCTCCACAAAAGATAATCTTACAATTATTACCAACTCTAGTAATGATTGAGTCTAGTTCATGGAAGCTCAAGTTCTGAATTTCATCGACAATAATAACTGCGTCAGAAATAGTTGTACCTCTAATGAATGAGGTGGTCTTGAATTCTACGTAGCCTTTTTGTTTAAGCTGTAGGTATGCTGTACCACAATCGAATAGCTCTGTAAATACTCCAGCGTATGGTGCCTCGTAAACTTCGGCTTTTTCCTTCTCTCCTCCAGGAAGGAACCCCATATCTCTTGTAGGTACTACACTTCGTACAATTACTAATTTACTATATTCTTTCTTGAATATATCATCCATAGCTATATAGCAGGCTAGAAACGTCTTACCTGAACCGGCTGTGCCGTATAGCATTAGATTATTGGAAGAGTCCCACACCTTTTTTTGGTTGGCTGTTAACGGCTCAACTTCGATTAAATTAAGGTGTTCTCTTTCGATTTTACGCTTCATATTTTCCTTCTTGTATCCTTGTGGCTTTCTGACACGTAGTCATAAATAACCCATGGATGCTTACCCAAACACAACACTCTAGCGTAGGGTAATTCTATTGGAGGAGGTCTATTGATCCCTCCTCTCTCCCC